CTTTCTGGCGTGTCAGAGCTGATGCTCACATGGACACAATGCTGAAGGAGCGAGGAATGTCTTGGCTAAGGAGATGGTATTGGAGGAGAGGATTGGAAATTGCTCACGGTAGGTCGTCTTTGCCTAAGAATGTGAAGAAAGTGTATGAAGTGGAATAACCGACCCCCTCACGTGAGGCTGTAGGGGGCACTGGCGTAGGCTCTGGTGGGTAGGGTACAGACACATAGCTAGCGGCTGTTGGCGGGGGTGCTGAGGGCGTTAGACGGTATCGTCTAAGAATTCACAGCTATTATCTGGGAAAACAGCTAGAAGAAGGAAGAGGGAAGTAGGATTGAGTTCCTACTTCCCTGTTTTCTTGGAATTATCAAACAACATTAAAGGATTCTCCACAACCACAAGAGCTTTTCACATTGGGGTTGTTGATTTGTAATGTACTTCCAAAAATATCCGTCACGTAATCTATCTCCAGACCCGCTAGATATAAAATACTAAGACCGTCTATGAATAGGCTGTGCTGATCATCAAGAGAGATGGCTTCATCATCGTTTTCTTTTTCGTCAATGAGTTGCCAGTCATAAGTGAAACCGGAACAGCCGCCACCCTTAACACCAAGCCTTACTAATTTATCTTCCTTGGAGGTGATCTCAATTAAATGCTGTTTAGCAGCTTCTGTTATAGAGATCATTTCTTATCTTTATAATTAGCTATAGCTGCCTTGATGGCATCCTCGGCCAGCACCGAACAATGTATCTTTACCGGCGGCAGGGACAGGTGCTCGACGATATCGGTGTTCTTGATCTCGGTCGCCTGGTCCAGGGACTTGCCCTTGACCCACTCAGTTAGGAGGGAGCTGGCTGCGATAGCCGAGCCACAACCAAAAGTCTTGAATCTAGCATCTTTGATGATGTCATTGGCGTCCACCTTAATCTGTAGCTTCATCACGTCACCACAGGCCGGTGCCCCGACCAACCCCGTGCCCACATCCTTTGCCGACTTGTCGAATGACCCGACATTACGCGGGTTTTCATAATGATCTATTACATCTTTACTGTATGCCATTAGTTTTCCCTACTCTTCCATTCTTCCATAATTTTCTCCAAGTACCATTGTGCTTTCTCTAGGTCTTCCAACCCTCCCTTCCTCTCGTAGCGGAGGAGGTATTGCCAAATGCTAAACTTAAGACCACCGAGGTATTCTTCTTGTGTCAACATCTGCTTAAGGAATTCGATAACTTCTATGCTTCCGTATTTGTAGTGGTCGGGGTTGATAACATTGGGCGGTTCGTACACTTCCTTCTCCTGTTCAGTCAAATCATGCCTGTCCTCTCGTAGTCTGCTGCCCATGTCCTTCCAATACTGTTGAAGAACGTGGTCCCGATCCATGTAATTCCAATACGATTTCTTGCTCATTAAATCATCCCCAATCTTTTCATCTTGGGCTGACTTAAGGCGACAGCCGTTATCGTAGCAAAGATTAGATGTCACACATTCTTTACAGTATTCCATCACACCCCCTTCAAGACATTCATCCTGTCTTCCTTAGGCATGTTCGTATACCTATCCTTCGACCATGTACAGCAATCCCTACACTTATACCGTTGATATGTGAGAGTGGGGGTACGGTAGAGGCCACGCTTCTTGACGTTGTTGCTCCCACAGTTGGGACACATATGCTTATCGCTTCTGTCATACAGTCCGTAGTTGGGGTGGTTCTTAATCCAAGGCTTGAGTCTTAGGTACATCTGCTCTAGCTTGGTGACATCACCAATGTTATACCTCTTCATCAAGCGGTGAGAGGCAGGGTCTCCATCCATACACCCTGTCCACAGGGGCATACCCTTATGCTCCACCTTCCCCGCTATACCCAAGAACTTAAGAACGTAGTCCATCTTGTTGCTAGCCAGCTTAAACTCGCCTCTAGCCACCCGGTACATATCAATCTGTTGGAAGGGAGCCGTAGGCCCCCACCCCATGGAGAGGAACTCCTTGTTTAGCACTGGTATGTCGAAGCTCTTGCCGTTGTAATGTATCACCACATCAGCTTCAGTGAGGAGGGCGTACACCTTCTTAAGCATAGTCTTCTTGCCATCGTCCCACACGGAGGAGAACATAGTCTTCCTCTCATCGTGCCACTTGGCTGCCCAGCACATGGTGTAGCCAGCTTCCACTATCTGGTTGAGGCCGATGTTCTGCTTGAATAGACCCCAGCAATAAACCTTATTCGGAGCTGTCTCTATGTCTATCAGTAGTATCTTCATCGGCTTCTTCTACCCCATCCATCTGTAAGAATTGCTGCATGTCATAGCGGTAGTCGTCTTCGTATAGCAAGGATAGGAAAGACAAGAACACATACCCCCTGTCTTCTTCTGGTACAGCGCCAAAGAAGTGGGACATCTCAAACAATCCTTCTTCACTAACGAGGCTCACACCTGATGCGAAGGAGGAGTGATGCTCAAACAGGGTGAAAAGTTCCCCCGCTGCATCGTCTACGTCTTGGTCATCCTGTTCCTTTTCCGCTACGGCTATGTTGTTCATCTGCTGTTTTCCTTGTATGACAGTCTTTACATAAAATTTGTAGGTGTTCCTTTTCACAGAACATTCTCTTTATTATCTCATCCCAACTTACGAAGCCCTTCTTTGGGTCCACCACTGGGTCTATGTGATCTACATATACATTGTTTGTTTTCTTTCCTTTCACTGTTATGGATAGCTTCACCTTATGGGTGCGCTTCTTGTATCCCTTACACCTGTACACCCCCCTCTCCACCCAGGCTTCCTTCTTCACCTCATTCTTGGGGGGCCAGCGATAGCTGATCTGTCTCAACCCTCCCTTGATGAAGGAGGAGAAGCGAGCGGCTGTCCACTGACCTGAGTTGTGTGGTTTATCTTTAGCCATTAGCTCTCCATGCCTATCTCCCACAGCACTGGGCTCCCATCCTCATGTAGCCTACGGGTCATCCAACATAGACGGCCCTGCTCTAACAATAGCTCATCGTCATCGTAGGCCATCTGAACAATATTTAGCATACCCGTAAGGTTTTCTGTTAGAAGTGTAAAGGCTGCTACTGGCCCGCACTTGTCCAAGCCGGGAATGTTATCAACCCTGTCGCCGGTGAGTATCTGGCCATAGAAGGCGGCGAGTCCAGTAGCAATTAGTTTTTTCTTGTTGTCTGCTAGTTCTAAACTACCATCAGGAGTAATATAAGAAGGACCAAAGCCAGGTTGACGACCAAGCTCCCAACTATAAAACCATCCCGGTACTTGTCGCAAATCCTTGTCACGGCTGCATATAATCGTTCCACCTTTGCCCTCTACTTGATCAATAGCCATAGCATCGTCGGCTTCAATCTCTGTTATCACCCTGGCATTAAGTATGTCCTTCATGTATACACTGAGGTTGACGTAATGCCAGGGTTTGTTGTCCTTCCTTGTACCTTTGTATGGTTTGGTTACAGCTAGGTCATATCGGAATGTCCTCCCTTCAGTGAGATAGATGACAGGTGTGGCCTTCGTGCCTACGTTAGCCTTGATGGTGTCTATTCTATTAAGCAACAGTCCTTCGACATAGTGGAAGGGCGGGATGACATTATCCCATCCATTCTCCCCAGCTATGGCCCGCCACCCTGTCTCTGCGGCAAAGCCCACTTCGTACCTGAGGATGTCCCCATCTATGAGGCACACTAGATTGTCTGGCTTCTTCCTCTCATCCACAACTCTTATCTCCTGTCTCTGGGTCAAGGGTACAGGCTGCTCCATCGTTGCTCTCCATGATACCGAACCGCTTACCTGATGGGCGGAAGGTGGTGATACCCTTGCATCCCGCATTCCATGCCCGGAGGTAGATGTTCTTGAACTCCTCCCAGCTTACGTCAGCCCCCACGTTACAGGTCTTGGACACGGCTGAGTCTACATATTCTTGAGCTGTAATCAGGACATTAAGGTGTTCATCCACTGTCACATCAGCAGCCACCTTCCCTCTTACACCTAACACGTTCACCCCATAGTCAGGCACATCCACGATCTCATCCCCTCCTTCACTCTTGATAACACGGCTAGTGTTGTACGCAAACACTGGTTCTATGCCAGAGCTTATGTTGTCAGCGGTGAGGGAA